CGAGCGGCGTCTTGTCCATGATTATCACGATCTTCGGGCACTTCCTTATTCGACTTTCCTTCTGAGGTTTTCGGCCATCCCGCGTCTTTTCGACGGACCACGCCGAAGCGAGGATCGGATCGACCATCATCTTCCAACCCAGCTTGAGCGTCGGCTGATCGGCCATCATCCGATAAGTGGCATACTCACCGTAGATCGGTGGGACGAGCGACAATCCACCCGGAGACCAGTTGTGGCACGCGCCGCCCATCGACAGGGGGATTCCGCCACCGCCATAGCTCCCTGATGCACCGATGGCATCGGCTAAGCCAGGGCCAAGCGAATTTGGCCCGCTCATTCGGGGTATGAGATACGGGACGCTCTGCGCCGCTGGCGTCTCGCCCAGCGTTGGCATTGCGTCGGGGTCGGGCGTGTCCTCGACGGTGCCGAATCCGGGGCCGTAGATGCTCCCGACGCCGTAGCCGCCCATGATGGTGGAGTTGATGATCGACATTAAAATCTTCGTGCGAAGGGACCGCCGGCAAAGACGATGGGGGATGAGACGGGAGTGGGAGCGGCGTCTAGATCGACCGCAGCTACAGCGTAGCGAGCGGCGTCTTGTCCATGATTATCACGATCTTCGGGCACTTCCTTATTCGACTTTCCTTCTGAGGTTTTCGGCCACGAGTAGCTATCCATTTCGTCTATGAGACTCGTCGGCTTTTTTGCTGAAGTCAGTGCGTCGTCTTGCTCATCCAATGGGCTCGGCACGAAGTAAAGGCGAGCCCGTTCGTCTTCTTGCATTGCAAGTCTCTGCCGAACCGCTTGCACTCCCGGCGCGATATCGTTGAACGCTTCGATTGCTGGAAGCCCGGCGTTGCGGAATGCTTCGATGTATGCAGGCTCGGAAGGATCGCAGGCGAACATTTCGATACCGTAGCTCTTGTGCAACTCAGACGCCTGCTTGACCCACCAGTCAATTGTCTTTCGGCTGCGGTATACCTCGCGAACGCGGTACATGCGGGAATCACCATCGACGCCGAACAGCTCAATAGCGCCAGGCTCGGTGAATCCCCAATCCACACCAGCCACATATCGACGGAAAATCGAATGATCGACGGACGGAATAACGTGGATGGCCGAGTCGAATTCTTCGTAAACTAGACCTTCCGCCTTGGCCCATTTCCCGTCCAGAAGCCGCAGCTTACGCGATCCGGTCAGTGAGTTTCCAAGGATGGCCATGTAATCCCGGCCGGCCTTGGTAATGCTCCCATCCTCATCGTAAAAAAGCGGGTTGTCGATGTGGCGGCTGAGTAGCCGAACCATCTGGCTACCCTTGCCGCGAAGGTTGAGCCAATGAGCGGGCGAACCGGGGTTGCAGTCGGCGATGATTTGCTGAAACGGCATTGCATAATTTCTCAGCCGCGTTGCGAGTTTTTCGTGATCGTCCTGGGTTAGTTCCGTCGCTTCAAACTCTCCGATCAGGTCATATTCGGTCGACATGATCCGGTCGGGATCATCCAATCCGCCGACAACCAACTCGCTCCCGTTCGGGTACATGTAGCTTTGTCGGGTGCGCCTCTGCATGTTCTGTAAATCGGGATACAGTTCCGGGTTGGCTGGTATGACCTTCTTTTCGAGCGTGACCAGCACGCTTTGCGTCATGCTGATACGAGTCTTGCGGACGATCAGCGCTCGCGAGTTCGGGCATTTCAGAAGCCATCGGTTGATCTTTTCGAGTACCGCAACTGTTTTCCCCGTCCCTGCCGGTCCCTCGATAAGAACCTCTGTGCTGCGACATGGGAAAAGAGCTTTGGCCGCGCCGCGTGGTCGGTAGAACTTCGTGGCCGGATCAGGTTGCCGCGTCAGGGTCGTCACCATCATCAATGTCCAGATATGCCTTCAGCGGCTTTCCCCCACTGGTGATGTCTTTGCGGTCGATCAGCAACCCAGCCATCTTCGCGAGCAGTTCAATAGCCGGCTTGGGGTCGTGAGTTTTGATCGACACCTTGAACGGCCGCAATCCGCCCAATGGACCACCGGCCGGATCGACAATTCCTTCGGCCTTGAATTCGCGAAGCTGGCCGATTGCAGCAGCATCGCGAGCCTTCAAAAAATCCAGCCTTGGACAGCCATCCGCGTCCACGGTCACAAAGTTAGCCAAGTCGGCATGAGCCAGCCGAGACAAAGCGCCGCGGAGTGCATCGCCATCCATGTTCGCGAGACTGGTCGCCAATCGAATAGCAATGGCCCTGGAGACGTGCGGATCGTTAAGTAGCTTATGGGCAGTCACCGCAAGCGAAATGCGATTGTCGGACCTGTAACCGGCCATCTCGGCGGCTTTAGAGGCATTCCCGCCAGCTTCACCGACGTATGCCTTAGCAAACATTAACCGCTTTACCGTCAGCCCATCGGCGTCCCACGCCCCATCTTCGGGCTCGGCAGATGGGGTGATTTCCGGGACCGGAACACGTTCAGCATCCTGGACCGCCTTCTTCGTTATTCGCTTTCCCGGCTTCTTCTTGGCCACGTCAGCAACTCCATCCGAACCCCGGCAACCCCGTTCGGCATCCCATCGCCTGAATCGGCGCGCGAACCACATTCGACGTGAAGCCGCCCTGATTATTGAAGATCAATTTGTCGAGTTCTTCTTTCGCCCAATCAAACTTAGCCTGGAAAGCGTTTTGAGTTTTGTCTTGGAGCCCGCGAACCTGATAGAGCTGATAGGCGGCCAGCTTTTGCCCGATGATCTTCAACATCAAGAGATTCACCGTCGCCGGGGTAGCGAAATTGGCCTTGGCGAGTTCCGCGTTGATGTAACTGTCGGCGAAGTCCAAGGCGTTCTGCTGGTGCAGGAGGATTTCATTGGTATCACCGGCATTATCGGGGTCCGAAAACAATCCAGTGTTGGCCGTCCCGCACTCCGCGCGCACGTCGGAAATGCTCTCATAGATCCCAACCGGCGTATTCGACGAAACTGGCGTTAAATTGATCGGCATGGCTTAAACCGTCACGTCTACTTCTTGCGTCTGATCCCCCACGGCGGAAACGACTACGGCATATGTCGCACCGGGTGGAACAAACACGGGTTGGAGCCAATGTCCCGAAGTGTCTGAGGTCGTTGCTCCAAGGCACTGCGCGGTAGCCGGGTTGGCCGTGTATGCGGACGGGAGGAAGACTCGGATCGTTGCTCCGACAACCGGATTGCCGCCGGCCAGGATCGTGAGTGCGTCCGTGCCCCCGGTGTTTTGGTTGATGGCGACGTAGCCGGGAACACTGCCATTTGTCGGGTAAGGCGTCGTCTGCCCTGTGTTATTGAAGACTTGGGACGATGAGAGCGATACGCCGCTTACAGTTGCCGTTGAATCAACCTTATTCGCCACCGTAAATCGGAATTGATCGGTGACGGTTTTGACGGCGGTTTGGTTCGTCGCGTTCGCCAGCCCCAATTGAATCGCCGCCACCGCCACGGCGTTGGGGGCGTTGATAAGGTCCATCCGGTCGCCAGCAATTGCGCGAGATCCGACAGTCACATCGACGTTCGCGTTAAGTACGTTGATTTTGGCCGCAAGGTCGCCGCCGGTTTGGGCTATATCGACGATGTTGATTAGATTCGTATTCGCACCAATGCCTGTGATGATCCCCGCTCCACCGCCGAGCACTTTGCCCTGCACATCGCCGGATACGTTGGTCACCGTGCTGATAGTTCCCGCGGTAATATTCGTCGGAGTGGCCAAACCGGATTGAATCGCAGTAATTGCAGCAGCACTCACCGTTCCAGTTATTACGGTTTCCTCAACCACAGTCCCCGTCCAGCCGAATGTCTGGTCCCATACCAACGCGGCCAAATCCCCCGTCGCCAGATTCACGCCAGCTAAGCGATACGTCGCTGAGTCGTAGTCAAACCCCACGGTGGAGGCGGCAAGAGTAGATGGGACGGCCCATGTATAATTGCCGGGGCTTCCCTCCGTGGCGGAGATGCCATACGAAGCGATATTCCCACCTACATATGCTTCGAATCCCGGCGTGACCGTATTCCAAAGCCGCTCAGCGCCGGTGCTGTAATCGCGCAACACCGTCTTGAGCGTCAGGCCGGTCGCATAGAAGATTTGGCGGAGCACGCTCATTTTATAATACCTTCAGCGCCTGCCCGATTGTGGTCACTGCCCCGAGCAAACCCCCGGCAATCTGTGCCAGCAAGCCTTGCATTTGCGGCGTAAGGAGCACATCGGCGATGGGTAGCCCTGTTACCGGATCATTTGGCGGCGTGTATGTGCCCGCTGCCCGATCCAATACATGCTCAATGACGTAGCTGACCGCCGGTGTAACACCAGAGGCTTGGCTTTCCGTGTCCGTCATCCATTGGACGATACCATTGGCGTCCGTGCGTGATCGGCGAAGGGCGACGATGGCCTTGACGTTGGCGGTATCGGTACCGTCGATGGCGCAAGTTTGCATCCACCACGTATCGTAGACGGGCGGTGTCGCTGGCAGTGCGATGGTGACGGGAGTGGACGCGGGGATTGTGGGTAAACTTGCCATGAGATTACTGAGTCAGCGTGAAGTACCAGATGTATTGGGTTGAGGCCGTCAGCGCCGTCGTGTCGGAATTCAACACCATTGTCGTTGTCGTTGTCGTCGGATAAACCATCGACAAACCATTGAGAGAAGCCGCCGCACCATTTCCCCCAGTCATTTGCGGGATCGGGGCCGCACCGTAAGCGGCATTGAAAGTAACCGTAAAAACCGTCGCGCTAACCACCGGGAGTGTTCCGGTGGTCAGCGTGACCTTGAGGCACAAGTCATTTCCGACAATTGCAATGGTCGGACCTGTCCCCGCACCAGTTCCAGCGGCAATCGTCGGGGCAGAACTGTTGCCGATAATGTGAGTCGTGCTAACAGGGACAGAAAAAGAACTCAGCGTCGAACTCATCGTCAACTGCACTGCCGCATTCCCGCCAAGCGTGAGATTCGAGCCCGCGCCTGCCACCACATTCATCGCGGTGGTGCTGAATATCCCTCCATAGCCAAATTCCAGTCCAGCGGTCCCATTATTCGCCATCACCTTCAGGCCGTGATTCGTGTCGTTGTTGGGCGAGTAGATCACGACGCGGTGGTTCGCGTCGGCGGTGCCCGCGCCGAACTGGTGGCTGGCGGTCCACGCTGAAGTGCCGGTCGGCGCGATGCCGAGACTGATAGGCGGTGCCCCATCCGATCGCATGGCCGTTGTGGCCGTGCCATTGACGGCAGTGAGTCCAACCGTACCACCGGGATTTCCAAAGCCACTGAAACTACCCGGCAAGTCCGCCGTCGCGATGGTTCCCACGGTCAAGGCGGAGCCCACGCCGGACTGTTTGAGATATTGCCCCGCTCCGCCGGTAGCACTTAGATCCGCGTTCGCGCCTCCACGATTAAGCGTAACGAGCCCGGAAGTCAGCAGTGCCGCGGAATGGTTAGGGAGGTCACCCGCCAGTATCGTTGCCCACAATGGCGCTGCGCTAACCGTACCATTCCCAGTTTGCGTAAAAAATTGCCTTGTGGCCGATGTAGCTCCCGGAATCCGCGTGCCCACGCCAGATGTTCCGCCGTAGAGCGTATCGCCTAGCGTTGTAAAGGGGGATAGGGCATTAAATCCAGCATTTGCCGAGGTTTGCCCGGTCCCTCCATTGGCAATCGCAATCGTGGTTCCTGTCCAGGTTCCAGCAATGATTGTCCCCACCGTCGCGATATCGGTCCCAATCAATTTGCTGGAGACGATGCTCCCGGCCAGCATGGCATTAGTCACGGCGGCGGCGGCAATCGTCGTTGCGAAGCTGCCGGTCCCCGAGCCGGTGACGTTGCCCGTGAGGGTGATTGTCTGGTCCCCGCTGTTTGTCCCGGACAGATTTGAAGCAACCAGCGTACTGGAAAAAACGGTGGCTTGGTCCGTCAGAGCGGGCGGCCGGATCTCCCATCCAGTGTTATCGCTTTTGCGAACAACCGCCTTGCTCGCGACGGCAGTCAAGCCAGCAAGATCGGGAACGTCGAGAAGTCTGGAAATCACCTGGGGCATTATGTTTCAGTTGCCGATCGAGTAAGCCTGCTGATAATTTTGCCACGCCTGGAGAGCCGTCCCCGATGCGCCACAACCCGCCGCCGCCGGGTCAATGCTGATTTCCGCCGCCGCGAGTTGTTCCGATGTTCCGCCCGCCGTGACCGCCACGTCGTAATCGGTGGCTCGGCAATCGACGCATGCGGCATCCATCAGTAGGGAATGCACGCCGAACCCGGAGAATTGCTGGCCGCCGAGTAAAGCGACACGACCGCGAATCTTGACGTTTCGGCAGCCGTGGAGAGTGATTGAATCCTGCGCCGGCGTTGCGCCATGGGGAGGCGTGCCCGCGCTGACATTCTCGATTTGGGCATTGATGCAATTATCCAAACGGATGAACGCAGATCCGTTGCATTCACACCCGATCTGCCGAAGTATGAGTTGGGCAGAGTTTGTGAAGTGGAACGCGATCGCGCCCGTTCCCATCCTTCCGCCATTATCGACGCAATGTTCGAGCGTTGTGTTGACCGCCCTGGCTTCGATTGTCCTGCACGCCCCGCCCCGCACGAGCATCGGGTAGAGATTCGAGAGATGGCAGTAAGAGAAGCCAACGGCATCATCAATCGGAACTTGGGGATTGAAGCCTGTGTAGGTCGTGGGCGTCCGCACCAGCAGCGTATCGAACTTCGGCGCGGGGCCGGTCCATGGATCGGCGACGACGTTTGCCCATCGTGAGAAACGGCATCCAATTCCCAAATCAATCAGCACTTCATGGTCGGTGTTATTGCACTCGATACGGACATTTTCCAAATCGAGCTGCATCCATTCGCGCTGCACGTTGGCGGAGCTCGCCAGCGCATCGGCAGCGACTTGATGCCAGATGGCTTTGACGCCCGGCACGCCGTTCGGGAGCCAGAACGTGAGGTTGGATATCTTCTGGCCAAAGGTCGCAAACAAATCGCCCGCACCAGGAGCCCATTCAATCAGCCCGCGATTGGCCGGGAAGCCGGGGAGTCCATGCAGGTTCGTGGCGTATTGCCCGGCCCCTATGATCTGGACCGCCGTTGTCGGCAGCGGGCCGGTTCGGGGCAGGATCAACGGCTGGCTGATGTTATATGTGCCGGCCTGGAGCTGGACGATTCCGCCCGTGGTCGCGACGTAATTGATGGCCGCCTGAATCGCAGGGGCATCATCAGTCGTGACATACTGGCGATGGACGATGATGGATTGGGGTTGGGTCATTTCGCTTTCGCGGTGTTGACGATGGGGAGGGGCATTAAAATGGTCCTCCCTTACGGTGATTGCGGGATTCTTCGTTCATTTTGTCTTCCAGTTTGTCGATGCGTTGCGAAAGGACCAATTGTTTATCGTTTAGGGCCGTGGAAATGGCGGCCACAGAGTCTTTAGACGCGGCGGCGGTCGCGGCCACGGCATCTTTCAGCGCGGCGGCTGTCGCGGCCACAGAGTCTTTAGACGCGACGGCGGCGGCGCTGACCGCATCCTTCGCATCGGCCTTAGTTGTTTTGATTTCCTCTCGCAACGCGGTGATTTCCTGCGCTGCAATCGTTTCCTGCTTGTTCATCCGGTCGATGAGCAAAGAGTAGGCGACTCCAAAAATTCCTAAAAGTGCAGACAGGGCCAACACCAGGAACTTGGTGTCGCTCCGTGTAATCACTTTTGGGGGTTGGTGGTCTGTATTGTTCAATTGGTGATTCCCCACTTTTAATTTGGTGCCTGGTCACTTCAGTTGTCTACAAAATGTGTACGACTCAATTACTTGCCGCGATCGCGCGCGAGAGGGCTTGAGTGATCAGCTCGCGTAAATCCGCCCGTCAATTACCTGATACGCCACGCCGCCGATTGTCACTGTCCCATTCAATGGCGCAGGTGGTTTTGTTGTAGCCACAACCCCGCTCGCGTACCGCTGCATTGCCGTCCACTTGACGCTTGGCGCTTCGGTAATCGTCTGCTGAAGGGCATACATCCCACCTTTGACCCATGATCGGATAAAGGAGTTGTGCATGTTGAGGTCAACGCCAGACGCCGCCATGCTGCTCAGGCTCGCGTCGTAGAGCGTGCCAATCGCCGGATCGGTTTGCATCACCACCGGAAGATCGTTTGTCTTGAAAGGTGGATCACCGAACCACGGAATATAGTTCTGGCCCGATTCATAACAGGTGAGGCCCAGCCCGTATTTGCTGGCGAGCGTCTTGTGCTGAGTAAGTGCCGCCGCCAAATCACCGACGATGAAAGCGTTCGCCTGTTGTGCCATCGTGGCGATCGGCGTGCCTTGCGCTGGCATGTTGATCGGCCAGTAATGTGCGACCGCGAGCACGTCGAATGCACGGTCCATATCCCCATATTTGGCTTGGATGAATTTCAGTCCCTCATCCAGCCACATCGTCCACATACATTGTCCGGCCAGGACCATCTTGAAGCGATGGCCGCCAAGTTGCTGGCGAAGGATGTAGCTGATTTGCCGAGCGCGATCGGCGTAGAGGCGAGCGGCGCGGACGTTTGAATTAGTGCCGGGCTGACCGTTGGGATAGGGAACAAGCTTTCCCGTACTCACGTCGCCATCCACGCTCATGTTCGGTGGCGTGTTGGCGCGGTTGAAGTTCTGGAGCCACTGACCGAAACCATCATTCCAGACTTCGTTCGCCAGCTCGACAAGCACGTTCATCGTCGGCGGGGCGGTTGCGATGATCACGCCCAACTGCCGGACGTAATCATCGTCGGCAAGGTAGGGGATGTTGATCCACCAATCCGTACCGGCCTGCTTGGCCAGGGCAAGGTGGTATTCGTAGGCAACCCCCATCGTCGTTTCGTTGGTTTGGTCCCAACTGGCCGGAGTAACCCGGCTTCCCCAAGTCGTTGGCGTTGTGGTGGGCTTGGCGACTTCCGCAGCCTTGCTGATGTTCACGCCCGCCCAGTCGATCATCCGAACGACTTTGAAGGGGGCAAGCCACTTCGTGAATTCGTCGCGGAAAAGCTTCCCAGCGTTCGGAGTGCCAGGGCCATAACCCGGTGCCCAAATGTGCATGTTGCGGAGCGGATCGGCGGGAGTCAGACCAGTGGCCGTGAGCATCACCGCGGCGTCGGCGGCATCCGCTGCGGC